GGGGCGCGATGGCGCCTCGACGCATGCTCCGCCACTGGCTGGTCGTCGGCGGCTCGCCCAAGCGCATCGCCATCGGCGGTGACCCCGTCCATGTCGAGGCGTCGCGCCTGGGGGTTGGCCCCGACGCTCAGCACACCGTCGAGTTCTGGGCTGAGGGCTCCCTCGAGGAAGACGGCACCGAGCGCACGTTCCAGGTCTTCGGCACCGGGCACGAGCTGCCAGACGGGGCCCGCTGGTGGGGCACTACGGCCCGCACCCCCGAGGGACTCGTCTGGCACCTGTACGAACTCCCCGCCGCCGATCAGAGCTGACGAGGGGAGACCGGCATGGGTCCCGTCGAGGAAGCCGTTCGCGCCGACGTCGAGCAACTCGGCGACCTGGTCGGCGTCGAGCCGTCCCTGTCCGAGCTGGCGTACACGCTGGCCGGCCGGATCGACGCCGCAGCGACCGGCCAGTGTGAGACCTGCGGCGAGCCTGTCGCCCAGGACGACAAGCTCCTGCCCCAGTTGACCCGCGAGCTCCGGCAGACGCTCGCCCAGCTGCTGGAGGGGCGGGCCGCTGACGATGACGACGACCTCGGAGACCTGGGCTCCCCCGACTGAGTTCGCCGAGGACCTGCACGAGCGCTACGGCCTGACGTGCCCGCCACGCTGGGGGACACCGCGGCACCCGGATCGGCCGTCGCTCGGACCGAAGCTGTGGAAGGTCATGACCAAGCTCGGCGCCCCGCCGATGCCGTGGCAGAAGTACGTCAGCGACGTGGCCCTGGAGCTGGACCCCGACACGGGGCTGTTCGCCCACCGTGAGGTCGGCCTGTCCGTCTCCCGGCAACAGGGGAAGACTGAGCTGACCCTGGGCGCACAGGTGCACCGGGCGATGGCCTGGAAGCGGCAGAACATCGTGTACGCCGCGCAGACCCGGGGCATGGCGCGGCAGCGATGGGAAGACGAGTTCTGGGAGAAGATCTCCAGCTCCGACCTGGCCAAGTACGCCCGCATCCGCAAGACCAACGGCAACGAGGCGATCCTGTTCCCGGGCAAGCGCTCGCGGATGGGGATCACCGCGAACACGGAGAAGGCTGGCCACGGGCCGCCGCTTGACCTCGGCTTCATCGACGAGGCGTTCGCGCACGAAGACGACCGCTTGGAGCAGGCGTTCAGCCCGGCCATGCTGACCCGGGCCATGGCTCAGCTGTGGTGGGCATCGGCCGGCGGCACGACGAAGTCGGTGTGGCTGAACAAGAAGCGGGAGAAGGGCCGCGAGCTGATCGAGGCCCTGTTCGCAGCGCTCGCCGAGGACGCCGCAGCACCGAGGCCGCGGGCGGCCTACTTCGAGTGGTACGCCCCCGAGGACATGGACCGGGCGGATCCGGCGACTTGGCGGGCGACGCTGCCCGCGCTCGGCTTCACGGTGACCGAGGAGATCATCGCGGCCGAGCTGGAGAAGATGGACCCGGCCGAGTTCGACCGGGCCTACCTGAACCGCACCAGGAAGCCGACGCCGCCGACGGATCCGAACGTGCCCAAGGAGACGTGGCCTGGCCTGGTCGACAAGGCCAGCAAGCCGGTGGCCTCCAGCGTCGCCCTCGCGATCGATGTGTCGCAGGACCGGAAGCGGGCGGCGATCAGCGCGGCCTCGCTACGGCCGGACGGCAAGGTGCACCTGGAAGTCGTGGCGCACCGGCCTGGCACCGAATGGGTCGTGCCTGCGGTGGCGCGGCTGCACAAGCTGTGGAATCCCGTGGCGGTAGCGGTGGCCTCGTCGGGCGCTCCGGCGGGCTCGCTCATCGACGACCTGATCGCGGCGGGGATCGACGTGCCCGCGGACAAGGAGCATCCCCAGCGCGGCGACCTGGCCGTGATGCGCAACGGCGACATCGTCGAGGCGTGCGGCCAGCTGGCCGACGCCATGAACCAGGGCACGGTGCAGCACCTCGACCAGGTGCCGCTCACGGCCGCCGTGAACGGGGCACGCACCCGTCGCAACGGTGACGCCTGGACGCTGGACCGCACGAGTTCTCTGGTGGACATCAGCCCTCTGTGCGCGGTCACCTTCGCCCGCTGGGCACTGCTGATCCGCGGCCCGCACGTCATCGAGGACTACGACCCACTCGACTCGATCTACTGAAGGAGGGGGCGTAGTGCGCGAGCGGATGACGACAGCGCTCGACGCCACCGGCCTGCTGCTCATCGCGGCCGGTGCGGGCGCGGGAGCGTACCGGTGGCTGGGGTGGGCATCGCTCGCCGTCAGTGGCGTGGTGGTTATCGCCGGGTCACTCCTGGCCGCCAGCCGTGGCGGGAAGGGGAAGACGTGAGCCTCTTCGGACGCCGCGATGCCCCGGGGCAGACCGCGGACCAGTCGATCCCGCCCCGGCCCGGCACATCGGGCGGTGCCGCGGCCGTCACGCAGGAGACAGCGCTGCGGCACTCGGCGGTGTGGGCGTGCCTGCGGCTGCGCGCGAATCTCATTTCGACGATGCCGGTGGACCTGTACCGCAAGGTGCAGGGAATCCAGGTCGAGGTGACCAAGCCTCCGGTCCTCATCACGCCTGGCGGTGCCGAGGTCGAGATGCCGGAGTGGCTGTACAGCTCCCAGTTCGACCTCGACCGGGCGGGCAACACGGTCGGCCTGATCACCGCGAAGGACGGGCTCGGCTTCCCGGCCCGCATCGAGCTGGCGCCGATCAGCGACGTCACCGTGCAGATGCGCAAGGGCAAGAAGAAGTACCGGATCGCGGGCACCACCTACGAGCCCGACGAGGTCTGGCACGAGAAGCAATACACCGTGGCCGGCCTGCCGGTCGGCCTGTCGCCGGTGGCCTACGCTGCCTGGTCCATCAGCGAGTTCCTCAGCATCCAGCAGTTCGCCCTGGACTGGTTCTCCGGCGGAGCGATCCCCAGCGCCCACCTGAAGAACACGGCAAAGACCCTCAACCAGGAACAGGCCGACGGGGCGAAGCAGCGCTTCAAAGCAGCCGTCATGAACCGGGACCTGTTCGTCACCGGCAACGACTGGGACTACGAGATGATCCAGGCCGAGCAGGCGGGCGCCGACTGGATCGCCGCGAAGAACTTCGGCATCGGCGACATCGCCCGCTTCTTCGACTGCCCGTCCGATCTGATCGACGCCGCGGTGTCCGGCAGCTCGGTGACCTACGCCAACATGACGCAGAGGAACTTGCAGTTCCTCGTCATGTCCCTGGGACCAGCGGTGAAGCGCCGCGAGGACGCGCTGAGCCGCCTCACCTCCCGGCCGCGGTTCGTGAAGCTCAACACGAACGCTCTGCTGCGGATGGACCCGCAGACGCAGGCGGCCGTCCTCAAGACGCAGATCGACGGCCGGATGATCGCCCCGTCCGAGGCGCGCGCCCTATACGACCGCATGCCCTACACCGAGGACCAGCTGGCCGAGTTCGACCGGCTCTTCGGGAAGGGCACGCAACCGACGCCCACCACCGCGACCCCGCAAGCAGGAGGAGCATCCTCATGACCGACTTGGCGATCCTGCGGCAGCAGGCTGCCCAGGCCCGCGCAGGCGCGGCGGGCTCGACTGCAATGACCGTTCCCCGCGACCGGCCCGAGACGCCGGAGATTCGGTTCACGTCGCAGCTGCGCGCGAAGAAGGTCACGCGCGACGACATGGACTGGTACGAAGTCGAGGGCTACGCATCGGCGTTCGAGCAGGGCTACGAGATGTGGGACATGTTCGGTCCCTACACCGAGATCGTCTCCAAGGGGGCCGCCGACAAGACGCTGGCCGCCGACCCGGAGGTCGTGTTCCGCTTCAACCACGCGGGCACCCCGATGGCGTCCACGAGGAACGACCGCCTGCAGCTGTGGGCCGACGACCAGGGCCTCGGGCAGCGCGCCTGGCTGAACCCCAAGCGGTCGGACGTGCAGTTGCTCGTCCAGGCCATCGAGGACGCCGACGTGAGGGAACAGAGCTTCATGTTCCGCATCACGTCGGGCCAGTGGTCCCCGGACTACACCGAGTACCGCATCGCCGAGTTCGACCTGGAGCGCGGCGACGTCGGCCCCGTCACCTACGGCGCCAACCCGCACACCTCCATCGCCGCCCGCTCCGGCGAGTTCCTCGACCTCATCCCCAACCTGCCCGCCCTCGTGGCGCGAGAGGCCTACGCCCGGCTCGCCCAGCGCTCCGACCTGACCACCACCCCCGTGCCCACGCCGCAGATGCCGGCGCCCGCACGCGCGACGGCCGCGCCCGCCCAGGGCCGGTCAATCTCCATGCTTCGCACTCAGCTGCTCGTCGACCGCGACGAGGACTGAGCACACCAGACACAGCCCGCTCTCTGGCAGACGCCCGGAGGCAGGCCCTGTGCCGCCCGGCAGATGACCCGGGTGGGCCGTGGCCCCGCTGTTGCTGCAACCCACCTCGATCCATCTGTACGGAGGGAAACGACCCATGCCCGGAACCATCGACGACCTGATCGCATCGATCGAGGTCGAGCTCGAGGCCGCGCACAAGCGGCAGAAGAAGTGCGGCGCCGAGATCCAGCTCATCCTGGACAAGGCCCAGCAGGACGGCCGCTCCAACCTGAGCGCCGAGGAAGACCAGCGGGTGGTCGAGCTGTTCGCCGCACGCGACCAGGCCAAGGGCGACATCACCGGCATCGAGAACAAGCTGGCGAACGCCAACAAGATCAAGGCCGAGGAGATGGAGCGGGAGGCGAAGCAGAAGGAGTCCCGCGCCACGGCTACCGAGACCCGCAAGCCTTCCTACGACCAGGTCGCCCGCGTCGGCCAGGAGGAGCGGACGTACCGCAAGGATCAGGACCCCCTCGGTAAGGGCTTCCTGATGGACATCGCCCGCCAGTTCTCGCACCAGGACGTCGAGGCCGCCTCGCGTCTGTCGCGGCACATGCAGGAGGAGCGGGTCGAGCGCGCCGAGTACCTGCAGCGCGCCGTCGGCACCAGCGCGTTCACCGGCCTGACGGTGCCGCAGTACCTGACCGACATGTACGCCCCGGCGACCGCCGCGCTGCGTCCCTTCGCCGACATCTGCAACCGGCACCCGCTGCCGGATAAGGGCATGTCGATCGAGATCTCGCGGATCACGACTCCCAGCGAGGCCAACCTCCAGACCTCGCAGAACACGGCCGTGGCCGAGCAGAACATGGACGACACCCTGCTGTCGGTCCCGATCCACACGGCGGCCGGCCAGCAGACCGTTTCGCGGCAGGCGATTGACCGCGGCACGGGCATCGAGGACGTCGCCTTCCAGGACCTGTTCAACCGGGTCGCCACGCGGCTGGACTCGACGCTGCTGAACCAGGCCGCTACCGGCCTGGCCGCTGTGGCGCAGGCGAACGCCTACACCGACGCCGACCCGACCGGCGCCGAGCTGTACCCGAAGATCCTCGGGGCGGCCGCGGGCGTGGAGGCCAACCTCCTGGCGATGGGCGCCCCGACCCACGCGGTCATGCACTCGCGCCGCTGGTACTGGCTGTCCAGCCAGATGGCTAACACGTGGCCGATGATCAACTCGCAGAACATCCCGGTGCAGGCATCGGGCACCCTCGACCCGAACAGCTCCTACGCCTCCGGCCCGCGCGGTGTGCTGCCCAACGGCATGCTCGTCGTCGTCGACAACAACATCGCGACGAACCTGGGCGCGGGCACCAACGAGGACGAGCTGTACGTGGTGCCGGCCTCGGAGTGCCACCTGTGGGAGGACCCGGCGGCGCCGATGTTCATCCGTGCCGAGCAGCCGGCGGCCGCGTCCCTGGGCGTGCTGCTCGTCGCCTACTCGTACTTCGCCTACACCTTCGGCCGCTACGCGAACGGTATGCAGAAGGTCGGCGGCACGGGCCTGGTCACCCCGGCGTTCTGACGCCTCCCCCCGCGCGGCCCGGTGGTCCGGGCCGCGCGGGCCTCGCACCTGTCCGTCATCTGAGGAGGCCTCGTATGGCCAGGAACGACAACATGATCGCCGCACTCCTGCGCGAGCGCGCGAACTACGAGAACCGAGGCAAGACCGACCGGGTCCGCCAGGTCGACAAGCAGCTGAAGCACTACGGCTACAGCCCCGAGGGGGACGACAACGACGGCCCGCAGGGGCGTACCGCGACCCCGCAGCAGACCGCCGCCCAAGGCCAGCAGCAGACACCCGGGCAGGCCGACCAGGAAGAAGACGGCCGCTGCCCCGCCGTCCGCGCCCCCGGCTGAGTGATGTTCGGTGGCCCACGAGTACGGCACCCGAGCCGCGTTGAAGACACGGCTGGGCATCGAAGCGGACGACACCAGCCGGGACGCGCAGCTCGACTCGGCTCTGGCCGCCTCGTCGCGCGGTATCGACAAGGCGACCGGCCGCCGGTTCTGGCTGGACGACACGGCCACCCCCCGCGTGTACCGCCTCGCTGGCCGGGTCGTGTGCGAGCAGGACGGCGACCTGCTCTTGGTCGACGACATCGGCAACATCGACGACCTGGTCGTGGAAGTCGGCGGCGGCTCGTCCTGGACGGCGATCACTGGGTACGAGACGCAGCCGGACAACGCGCTGACCGACGGCCAGCCGATTACCGGCCTGCTGCGGTCAGGAGGTTGGGGAACGTGCAACTCGCGCGTGCGGGTCACCACCCGGTGGGGCTACCCAGCCGAGCCGGACGACATCACCGAGGCGTCCCTGATCCAGGCCTCCCGGCTGTACAAGCGCAAGGACAGCCCCGAGGGCATCATCGGCTCCGCCGAGTGGGGCGTGCGCAACTTGTCCCGCCGCGACCCGGACGTGTGGGCGCTCATCGAGCCGTACATCCTGCCCGGGTTCGGATGAGGAGGCGGCCGTGCAGATCTCCCAGGTACGCGACGCGATCGCGGACGCGGCCCGCGTAGTCGTCCTGCCCGCCGGCATCGGCAAGCTGACGTGCACCGGCTACGTCCCGGACAGCGTGGTCACCCCGTGCTTCTTCGTGGGCGAGGTCGAGGTCAACTACGACAGGGCCATGGGCCGCAAGCTGGATGAGCTGCTGTTCACCTGCCGTGTCTTGGCCGGCCGGGCCGATGACCGGTCCGCGCAGCGCATCCTCGACGCGCTGCTGTCCGGGGCTGGGCCCTCGTCGCTGAAGCAAGCCATCGAGGCGGCCCGAGGCGAGCCGGGTGAGATGGCACTGGGTGGCCTGGCCGACGACCTGCACCTGCAACGGGTGCAGGGCTACCGCTGGTACGAGCACCAAGGGTCCTCGTTCGTCGGCGCCGAGCTCGCCATCAAGGTCATCGGAGACGGGAGTACATGATGCGCATCCGCATCACCCAGCAGCAGCCCGACGGTGCCGCGCTCAACGGCCAGCCGTGGCCGGCCGAGGGCGACGAGGTCGACGTGCCGACGGCGCAGGGCGCGCACCTGGTCGCCTCCGGCGTCGCCGAGGAAGTCCCTGACGAGGCGCCCAAGCGCGGCCGCAAGACCAGGCCGAAGGGAGGCGACGGTGCCTAAGACCGTCCTGACCAACGTGCGGTGCTTCGCCGTCGGCGTCGACCTCACCAGCGCGTCCAACAAGATCGAACTGTCGTCCGAGGTCGAGGCCAAGGACTCCACGAACTACGCCTCCGAGGGCTACAAGGAGGTCATGGGCGGCCTGGCCTCGGCGGAAATCTCCGGCGAGGGGCAGTGGGAGGCCGGCGACGAGACGAAGGTGGACGACGGGGCCTGGGCA